AGACTCAGAATTAGGAAAGTATTGGATTGAGTCATTAGACTCCCAAGAAGTAGCAGAAACTAAAGAAAACATTGAAACTCTGAAACTTCGTATATTGCAGATGCGCCAAGAATTTCCGCAGAAACTTCAAGAAATGTGTAATAAAATAGAAGCTCATTTTAAGGATATGTAATGGAACACATGACTAGAAACTACCCTAAAGGCAATGCGTTATTGCGTAACCATAAAGAGTCTACTCTTGAGAAACAACAAAAAAATCGCCAAGAGCACAACCCCCCATTAGAACTTGAAGACAATGGCATTCTAAATAAAAAAGCTAATGAGCGTATGAAGCGTAAAGAGGCTTTGTCAAAGGCCATGAACAAGTACCATGACCCTGACATTGTTGGGTAATTTTCAATTTCAAAAGTTGTCCCAAAATTTGTGATTTACATACGATTTCATGATTTTGTTTTATTCATTCTTGGGCCTTCCCTAGCATTTGCTTAAATTGTAAGCAAGCCATACCGATGTGACTAGGAGCTTTCTGCGCCCCTGTTTCCCATCTGGTATATGTAACCCTATGGACTCCCAAAAGTCGTGCTGCGCTCGATTGGGTAAGCCCTAGCCCTACCCTCCATTGTAGAAGGTTGTATTCCATAAATGCCCCGCAAAGAAAGAGGGGAGCGAACCCCCCTTATTGTTAGTAAATACCTCTTAATACTCAAGCCCAGCGCAGTCCATCATCATAGATTGGTTAGTAATCATAAGAGTGCGTAAAGACTTCAATGCCCCCCTTACTTGATATTTACTAAACTCTTCTTTTTCTACATCGTCAATGATGTATCTTAGAACTGCAAACATTTCGTCAAAGTCGTCATAAGCCTGATAAAGAGCTGCTGCGTAAATGTCTTCTTTGCTTACTTGTGTGGTCTTTTTGGTAGTCATGGTTATTCCCCTTGGTAAAAATGGGGCAAAATGCCCCTTATACTGCGTTTAAATTGCATGGATGGCGGTTAGATACCAAATAAAATACAAAATTGCGCCAAGTAAAACAGAAATCAAAACCGTTTGATAGTTCTTCATAGTTATCCCCTTAAGCGTAAGCTGTCCATTGTGATGACTCATAGACTGGCTTATTGCCTACTTGTGCTATAGGTTGCATCTTAAAAGCTGTAGAGAAGCTAGACATTGTTAAATAGGCTTCAGAGTCTACAAAGCGCTTTTGAATGAGCTTACGCATAGGCTTACCAATGAAAGCACCTAACTTAGGAACAGACTCACCCTGTAACCAGCCTGTATTTTCAGATAAGCAACCAATACGGCAAATAGTGGCTGATTTACCAGTTACAGAGATAACTTCGTAATAATCAATATTAGTTTGGTCATAACCCCAAGAGCATCTAAACACATCACCAGCAACCACACCATGATTATTCATAGCTTCGGACTTCTTGGCTTTCTCTTGTGCTTTATAGTCTGCCTTGGCTTGAACTCTAGCAAATGTTTGCTCTACTTCTTTTGTACGCTGTGCTGCATCTTTAAACCTGTATTGCCATGTTGGGTTTATTGCTTTACCTACAAAGCACAAACCACACACAACAGGATTACCAATTTGATTAGGTAAGTCTTTGTAATAGACTGTGATACCTAATTCTTTATGGTCAATGGCTAATTCGTAACCTTCTGGAATAAATCTTTCTGTCTGTTTCATTTAAATCCCCTTAAATGTACTGCGTTGATGTGTACTGCATAGATGAATTGTAGCGTATCACTACACAATGTATATAGGACAAACCCTTATATAACTAAATATTATTGATTGTGTTGTTTTTACAGCATAACTATGTATTTGTGATATATTGCGTTTAATAAATTCAAAGACTTAGCATTTAATTGATTCCTTAATTACAGAAAGCTATGACAAACTCTAAACCTATAACTAAAAGCTATGATGCTTTGACTGTCAATGAAGACGGCTCAAAGGTTAAAACAAAGCGAATGCCTCCCAATGCTGGTAAGGGTCGCCCTTTTGGTGCTGTCAATAAACACACCGCTATAGCCAAAGAGGCCATTGCTAAATTCGTAGATAAGAATTCACCTAGAATGCAACATTGGCTGGAAGAGGTAGCCCAAGGAATACCAAAGACAGATAAGGAAGGCTGTATTCGTTACGATAAAAATGGGGATATTGTATGGATTGTTCCCCCTAACCCTGAAAAAGCCTTTCTCATGCTCCAAGCTGTGATGGAATACCACTTACCCAAGCTGGCAAGGGTTGAGAGTGTAGGAGATGAGGCAGTACCTCAGAGAATGGTTATAAGCTGGAAGCGCCCCGAATGAGTGAAAGCGTTTTAAATGTAGAAATGGACTATTGCCCTCGGAAGGTCTTTGAGGACTTCCACGATAGGGTAGAGCGCTGGAGTGTCATCGTAGCCCATAGGCGCTGTGGAAAGACTGTATTGTGTATAAATGACCTTATATATAGGGCGCTAATAGATGACAAGGAAGATGGGCGCTACGCTTACCTTAGCCCCTACTACGCCCAAAGTAAGACCATTGCCTGGGATTACTTAGTCCGTTTCTCACAGCCTGTATTGGCTAAAGCTAACCAGTCAGAGTTATGGGTTGAATTAGTCAATGGGTCAAGAATTCGCTTATTCGGTGCTGATAACCCTGACGCTTTGCGAGGTCTTTACTTGGATGGTGTGGTCTTAGACGAATACGCAGATATGAAACCGAGTATTTTCGGAAGTGTTTTAAGACCACTTCTTGCAGACAGAAAGGGGTGGGCTACCTTCATCGGGACACCTAAAGGACACAATGCCTTCTGGGAAGTTTATAACAATGCTACCCAAGATAAAGCCTGGTATGTCAAAGTCCTAAGAGCTAGTCAAACAGGGCTACTAGAGCAGTCGGAGCTAGATGACGCAGCCAAGACAATGACTCAAGACCAATACCTTCAGGAATTTGAATGCGACTTTGAAAGCGCTATATTAGGGGCTTACTTTGGCAAGGAAATGCGCCAATTAACAGACCAGGGAAGGATTAGGGAGGTAGAGTATGACCCTCTATTCCCTGTGCATACAGCATGGGACTTAGGGTATTCAGACGACACCGCTATATGGTTCTTTCAAGTAGTGCATGGCGAAATTAGATGCCTAGATTACCATTCTAGTAACGGGCAACCAGTCGCTTTCTATGCGGGAATTATTCAAAATAGAGCAGATGAAAGGGGCTACGTCTACGGAACTCATTGGCTACCCCATGACGCTAGGGCTAAAACCCTGTCTAGCAATAGAAGCGTGATTGAGCAGCTAGGCGATAAGATACCCTTAAAAACAATTAAGATAGCCCCTAACCTTAAACTTCAAGACGGAATACAAGCCAGCCGTTTAGCCTTGACTCGGACTTGGTTTGACCATAAATGCGCTGATGGCATTGAGTGTCTAAGGCAATACCAGCGTTTATACGATGAAGACTCAAAGTCATTCAGGGACAAGCCTAAACATGACTGGACTTCTCACGGTGCAGATGCTTTTAGATACCTCGCCCTTACTTGGAAAGACGAAGCAAAGATTGTCACAGCAGAAGACCCAATTAGAGGTGTCTTTGTCGGTCAGACTGATGTAAGTCTTAATGAGTTATGGAAAGAGACTAAAGTCAAAACTGACAATAGAATATAAAAAAGGTAAAATAAGCAAACATTTCGCCAAATATTCAAACATTAGGGCAACTCTATGGCAAACGATAAAGCAACGGTAGACCACTCATACGAAGATTGGTACAAAACGATTATGGGCTATGAACGCTCATATAAGCGTTGGGAAGCCAGAGTAGACCGCATAGTAAAGAAATACAAGGATGACAGTCGCTACGACAGAAACCCTAATGCTAGGTTTAATATTCTTTGGTCAAATGTCCAAACCATTCAACCAGCTATTTTTGCTAGACTTCCTCGCCCTGATGTAAGTCGTAGGTTTAGGGACAATGACCCTATTGGCAGAGTAGCGTCAATGATGCTTGAGCGTGCCTTAGAGTTTGAAATTGAGCATTATGGCGACTACAAGTCAGCTATGAATAACTCAGTCCTTGACCGCTTATTAGGTGGTCGTGGCGTTAGTTGGGTGCGTTACGAACCGCATTTTGAAGCAGACGAAGAACAACCTGACGATGGCTTAGAAGTTACTGAAGATAGTGACGAAGCTGAAACTTCTGAAGGTATGGAGAATGAGTCGCCAGAAAGAATTGAATACGAGTGCTGCCCTGTAGACTATGTCCATTGGAAAGACTTTGGACACACAGTTGGTAGGACTTGGGAAGAAGTAACAGCCGTATGGCGTAAAGTCTATATGTCTCGCCCTGCCCTTGTTGAGCGTTTTGGCGAAGAATTAGGTTACAAAATACCACTTGACACTAAGCCTGATGACTTAAAACAGTCTTATAAGTCTGATGACGGAGTATACGAAGCCCTTGTATACGAAATTTGGGACAAAGAAACAGGTAAGGTTTTATGGATTTCTAAGTCAATGGGCAAAATTCTTGACGAAAGAGATGACCCACTAGGACTTG